CCCCTGGAGCCGCCGTGAGGCGGAACCAGGAGGTTTACCCAGTCAATCCGAGCACTTGGAGGTGACAAGAGCGTTTAAGACAGCTTGAGAGAAAGGGGTCCTTCTTAGGACCACGACAGTAGGCGTAAATACCCTATGGAGATTCTCTATGGTAGAGACATCCCTTTCAAGTACTTAAGCGACTGCTACTACCCGGCACTCATAGAGCATTTCAAGCACTATCTGTCGTCGTTGGAGGAGATACCATGCACTGTTAAACAGCACACAGTTTAAAGGGTCCGAAAGACACCACATGGGAGTCTCACTTCTTCCTAATCTCCACTAAGTCCCCAATCTAGGGACTGAACGAGAACAGACGTGACTTGTATACAAATGACTATGAAGGGCCAGTAGGTTACCTTCCAAGACTCGTTGCTGCCGTTAGAGCTCTTGCTTTTGCGGCCGCATAGACCGACACCTTTATCCCTAACCTTAAGGGGGAGGAGTGATGCTTTTGGTTAAGCATTACCTCTCTCTTGAATTGGGGATCTAGTTGAACGTCTGATTCGACTGGCTAACATAGGAAAACCTATGTCAGACCTGGGGACTGGCTTCGCCTCGGTAATCCGAAACGGAAGCTCAGCTCGCAGTGTCCAGTCATGGTCAGGGTTCGTCGTAGACCCAACCAGGAGGAGGGTTAGCACCCCAACCCGCCTGGGACGTGACCACACTGCTGGCTGGTACCATGAATTTTCATGCTACAAGCAAGTGGAACCTACGACAAATCGTGGACCTAACCACGTTAATCCTAGGATTCTACCTGCCTGAGCAGATGAAAACTCATCGCGCCTTGGTACAAGAGTACTTTAGGAGCATCTTAAATCTCGCGAGTGAACGTGGAGTACCGTTCACTGTTAAGTACGTGAAATCTTCACGGCTTGCAGTGACAAGATACCTCACAGGACACCCGCTTGATTTAGTTGAAGGGGTAGCACTTAAAGATGGTTGGCCTGAATGGCTAGCCAATCTGAAAGTGCTAACATCTAAGGGAGCTCCAGAGTTAAAACTCTTAATGACACTTTTGGTGGCATTGAGAGGAATACACCTGGATCCTGTCTTAGATGTTACTCCTATTATCTCACCATGGAAGGGTTCTGATCCTATTACAGATCGAGAATTCAACCATGCGTGTAGACAATTGGGGATTACCCGTTTAACTACGGTAGGATGGGATAGGTTCCATATGTCTACCAAATCAGGCCCGATCGGTCAAGCAATTTTGACATCGGTAACTGAACTTACCTTGTTGCCAACTGCCCTTCTCGAAAACATTCGAGTTTTGGGAGGTGACAAGCTGGGTAAGGTTATCGATGCCTTATTGCGAGACAGATTCGGGGAAAACCTGAGTTTGGCCAGAATATGGGCTACCCTTTTCCCGCCGAAGACGCAATCCTTCAGGAAACTGTCGTACTTTAGCGATAAGGAAGGTAAGACTCGAGTAATAGCGGTTCTTGACTATTGGTCACAAACAGCGTTGAAACCCTATCATGATACTATCAATAGTATCTTGAGAAGGATCAAAACTGATTGTACCTTTGATCAGAATCACTTTATCTCGGTTCTGTCTTCCTTACGACCATACCACAGTCTTGACCTTTCCAACGCAACTGATAGAATGCCTATCGCTTTACAGCGAAGGGTAATTCATCGGTTGTTCGGAAAAGAGAAGGCTGTTGCGTGGGCGCACGTCCTAGTAGGTTATGAGTATACCTCTAAAGGAAACCCCAGCGTTAAATATAACGCAGGGCAACCAATGGGGGCATACTCGTCATGGCCAGCTATGGCTTTAACTCATCATCTAATAGTGAGAGTAGCTGCGTTAAGAGCGGGTTTCCCGCACTTCACAAGCTACGCTCTACTAGGAGATGATATTGTTATTGCCAATGCAGCTGTTGCACAGCAGTACCGGGACTTGCTTCAATGTCTTGACATGCCCATTTCCGATGCGAAAACTCACGTAGGTGAAACTACGTTTGAATTTGCTAAGAGATGGTTCCATGAAGGGACAGAGATTACAGGTTTTAGTATTGCTGGTTTTAGTAGCGTGTGGAAGAGATATTCCCTTCTGCACAACTACATAGACACGCAACGTGGCCATGGGTGGGAGCTCGAGATTAACCGGCACCCGGAACTAATCTCAGCCATATACAAGTTTTACGGTAAACCCTCACAAGGTGAGAGAGTCGTGAAACTGTACATGGTGTTCGACGCGTTGGCGCAAGCCAAGTCTACGGGGAATTACTCGGTTCTTGTTGAGAGAATCGAACAATTCTTCGGTATTCCTGTTTCGCAGCACCTTCTTACCCTTATGGGTCAAGAAGACTCAGCGGGAGGTATAGGGCAGTTTGCCCGGCACCTGCACGTTGAGGCAGCGAAACGGCTCGTCGAACGAGATTTTGGGAGATTCCAAAGGGATGCATACTCTGTTAGTGCAAAACTATCAGGTACATTCCTTGGGAAGTTCCCAGGCTTGGATGTCCAGTCCTACCGAGCTGCTCTGAGAGGGAATCACCCTTTAGTCACAGTCCTTAATCAAATGATATTGGCCTCCGCCCATATTCTTAACAAAGAATTTGGTCGGGCTATCGGTATTACTACCTCTAGCTCAAGTCAGTATCAGGCGATTGCGGGCTGGGATGAAACACAGACGGTACCTGATGACACCTATTTAAAAGTAGGGTTATCTAAGTACTTTGTGTCTAAGGGGGTATTCACAATGAGAGCTAGCCACGCCCTGTCGATGACAGATTCCATGTTAGTTAAGGCTATTCTTGACGTAAGTCGAGATGTAGTCTCAGCTAAATGGAGTCCTACGCCGGCAAAGGTTGAGGTTAGCGATCCTGAGGATACCTCTTTAAGACGAGTACGGTACGTGCCTCGTTACCCAGTCTTACCAACTGGGCCAACGATTTACATACCGCCGTCTGACTAAGGGTCTCTCGGATAAGCAACGTGGGTTCTGGGCTACCTAAGTAGCTTCGAATGTCCTGTTACTCTTTCGCTCCTGCAGCCTTATTCGACGTGTTCGCAAGGCACAACCAAAGTGCCCTGAGGACTATGTCTGTACCGGCAGGTAGTCTCGCGGGTCCAAGAAATCCTTTGTGAGGAGTTCTCGTTAAC